AACCAAACACACCACCGTCTAAATTATGACCGAAGCAATCAGATACAAACTCTGGAAGGCTTGCTGTATAGCCACAAGTAAAACAATGAACTGTTCCTGCTGGATAAAATTTACCATTTCTATACTTGTCAACTGTACTTATGCCGCAACTGGGTTTTCTTTCGTGCCCCCCTCCATGTGCAATACAAGTAAACTGAATATCTTTATTTGATGGCTTAATATCGTCAAGTAAGAATATTTTATTAAGTGCAAGCTGGTTTTTTATTTCATATATTACAGTCTGCATATCCGCCAGTATAGGCACACCGTTTATATCCATAATTTCGCCTCCTTTTAATGGTTACACTAAATATATAGTAAAAAGTCTCTTTTCTTAAAGTAAAAAACATAAAAAAAAATAAGGGGCTTTTATACCCCTTAAAATACCTCTGTGCCATTTGCCGCAAACTCGCCCTCACTTGCCGCCTGTACTGGTTGTTCGCTGTGTGTTGGCAACATATTAATTTTCTTAAAGTATCCTTTGTCTATATCCCAGAAGTAAAGAAATTCCTTATTATTTAAGCCATACCTGTTCTTCTTAACTGTAACCTTAAGCCCTGCCGCACTTTGTTTAATACTTATTACTCTTGAACTGTTCTGCCCTATTGCATCGGCTTCCTGTATTTCGTCAAGTTCTGGGGTATCTGCTTCAGTATCACCCTTTTTCTTTTCACTCGCCTTTCTGTTTGCCTGTGCATCTGCAATAATAGGCTTACTATATTTTTCACTCGAATTATATAAATCTTCGCTTATATGTGCCAACTTAATTCTTGTCGGGTCACCCTTTTCCGCCCTTGCATCATTCATAAGTGAAAACTGGTCAATGCCTATAATATCGGGTTTATACTTTTCAATCAAACCGTTAAGCACTGGCACAGTCATTCGCTTGTCACCTAAATCCTTCGGGGTT